GTTGTTTCCTGCCTGGATTTGAACCCTGCCTCGAGCATTAGCCGTAAGCCTGATTGAATCCCTTAGTTTGCCTGAGCGGACTGGCACAATTCGCTGAGCCTCCCCAATAACTGCATCCGCTGATTGCTTACCGGCATCCTTGATTACATCATTTGGGACGCCGATTTCTCTCAGGGCTTTAGTTATCTCTTTGAGGTTGACAACCTTTATGCCAGTCTGCTCAGCCATGATTAGGCAGTTACGATCTCTACTCCGTAGTAGGTGTCGTTAGCTGGGTCGTGAGGCGTGTTCACTACTGTCAAAGCAACTGTGAAAGTTGCAGTCTCGTTAGTGTTTAGCGTCATTGGAGGTAAAGCGTCAAACTTCACTGTTCCGGTGTAGTGAGGCTCGCTCGAGCTAGCAGTTGCGTTGCCGTTAGGAGCGATGGTGAAGATTGCGGTAGATCCAAAGTTTGCCCAGAGAGTCCGGTACAGGCTAGTTGAGTCTCCGGAGGTGATTCCAGTTAGGTTTAGAACCCACTCTTTGCCAACAGTCTGCTCGCAAAAGGTTTGGACATCTCCAGGAGCGTCCTGAGCTACTAGCTCGACATTTGTAGCGTCGCAAGCGTATTCAGTAGCACCGAACTTGAACAGGATGTTATTGGCTTTGATTCTTGTTGAAGTTGCCATTTTTTTCTTTCTAAATAGTTATTTCAAGCTCTACGCTGATGTTGGCAGCGAGATAGCTGGCGTTGTTGGTTTGCATTTCATAGGGCTCATTGACCTGCAGCATGCGAGCGTATCTAGGCATGGCTTTCAGCACTGCCTCGATTGCCTCATCCAACTTTTCTGTCGCTTGCTTGTTTGTAGCTGTAGCAGCAATTAGAACTAGCTCCAGGTTTAGCAGATACTCTGTTCCGAGTCTGCTAGCAGTCAGATAGGGAGTCCTGCTGTTGATAATCACGATTGGGGGGACTATCCGTTCTGGCACATAGTCCAAAACAGTTAGCCCAGCGTCCTCGAGGTCAAGTTTGAACTCAGCCTTTGAGACAGTGATTTCGTTGGTCATACGCCGTAACCCACAAAAGGCAGAAGCAGTGGGTAGGCAGCAGTCATCGGGTCTTTACCCATCCGAACTGGCTGCCCATCCATGCTTGCAAATTGAGCGATTCCGTTAGGGGCTGAACGGCGGTGAAATAGCTCACTAGCGACTATCAGGGTTGCCTGATCAACTATGCTGCCTGGCACATTTTGAGCCGTTCCAACATAATTTTCCACTAGCTTTTCGCCAGAGGTCAAGCATCCGGTAATAAAGTCACCAGTTTCTTCAGTGCCAATGTAAGCCTGAAGATTTGCTAAAGTCACCGCCATTTTTTCCCCTAAATTATGGAGTTACGTCCAGCTTGACAATAGCTGCAACTCTTGGAGTTGCTACTGCCATGTAGCCGTAGACCGAGATGTCATCAGTCAAAGTAGTGATGTCACCGGAGGTTAGGCGAACTGGAGCACCTGCAGACTCCCAGCTGATAACAGCAGCGGAGTTAGCTAGGTAGGTGTTGTCACCAGTTAGAGCTGGGTCTACAACGATTGGCAAGCCAAAGATTGAGCCAGATAGACCTGGGATGTTTGCGTTTCCAACAGTGTTCATGCCATCGCCGTTAGCCGATAGACCTAGTCTGCCATCAGAAGCAGCGTTCTTTGCAAGCTTCACATAGCCAGCAGTTCCGGTAAGAATGAACTCTGGGCGTAGACCAGTGTTGGCGAAGATGTAAGCAGAAGCTCCTGCAATACCCTCGGCTAGAGAGCTTGGAGTTCCGCCATCGCAGTCGAAAGTCTTTCCGGTGTAGTTAAGAGCCTCAACTAGGTCAACAACAACCTTGTTGGTTGCGTTGGCGTAAGCGATTGAAAGACCCTGGAATACCTGGTTTAGAGTGTCAACCTGAGCACGCTCAACATACTGGCGTGAGAAGCTGGTGTATCCACCATAGGTCTTGACATCAGCAGAAACGATTTCAAAGGTCAAGTTTCCAAAGTCAAGAGCAGTGTTCTCAGTTGCCTGCTCGCCAACAGCAAGAGTGTTGCTGTCAATCTTTGCGTATTCAACCGATAGACCTGCAGCTGGCAGTGCTCCACGAGAGAACGCTGAAAGAGTTGGGCGGTTGGTGTCGATTAGGGTCTGGATGTAGCCAACGAAAGGAGGCACGATAGCTGCATCGCCGGAGTCAGAAGCTGCACGAACAAGTGCCTTTGCTTCCTCGTCACCCTTGATAAGAGCCTTAGCCAGTTGACCCTGTGAGCGGATCTCTGCACCGACTACTGCTGGAGTTGCTGGAGTTAGCCCTGCCTCAACGACGCGACGCAATTCTGCGACCTCGTCCTGCACAGAGCGAACTTCAAGTTCCATGTTT